TCAACATCACGTTCGGTATTACAAATGAACCCACGCTAACCAGCAGTGTGGACAATGCCCGTGGTGCCCTCATCATCCGCATTTTTACGGAAAAAGGACGAGGTCCCGCTCGTAATCAAACGTTGTTGACGACCGCCGTCAATGTGCTCGAAACACTGAACAGCACCGCCAAACCAGCCACTGGAACATTTATGCGTCTCGGTGAAATCAACGGACCCACATTTTCTTCTACTGAAGAAAGCCCCCATTTCGTGGGTCGAATTGACACCAGTTGGGTGGCAACAGTCCTCAGCTAAAGACTGTTGCTATTCTGTTATAAGCCGGGCAGTGCCCGCCCCACTGTCCATCCCTTTGGTAAGTCCTTATGGCCACCACTGTTCTGTCCGGCACGTCCGGCGCTCTGTATTACAAGCCCGCCGGCACCACCGGTGGTTTCGGTGAAGCTGGCGTCAACGTCGGCACTGACACCATCACGATCGAGCCCTACCTTAATTTGAAGGCTGGTGACCCGGTTGTTTTCAGCATCGTCAACACCCAAACAGGCGGCGCTGGCTCTGGAACATTGCCCGCTGGTATCGCCGCTGCTACCACCTACTTTGTACTGACCTACACCGCCGCCACTGGTGCGCTGACCGTATCAGCAACGCTCGGCGGCAGCATTCTTAACATTACCGATGACGGCACCGCTGTCGCCCCGAACGAGTTCCAGGTTGCCTACGCAGCCTTTGCTGCTGTGGGCCAGGTCCGCGATTGGAGCTTTGAGATCACCCGCGCCGAGATCGACGTCACCACGATCGGTCAAACCCCCGGCCAGTATGTGCCTTTCCGTAACTTCATCGCCGGTTTTGCCGATGGCTCTGGCACCGCCACGGTCTACATGACCAACGAGGACGCCGCGCTATCCAACCGGATGATCGAGGACGTGCTCCAGCGTCAGCAAACCGGCGCCGCCTTCAAGCTGTACACCGATCAGGTGTTTAGTGGTGGCACCCTGAGCGAATCGCTTAGCCGTTCGATCGCCTTCGATGCAGTGCTGACCTCGGCCAGCCTGAATATCAACCCGGACGACGCCCAATCGGTGACCGTCAACTTCCGCCCCTCGGCGACCCCCACCTTCGACTTCGCCAAGTCCTGATAACCTTCGGGTTGTCCCCCACCCGCCCCACCACACGGTGGGGCTTTTTCATGGTTACTGCGTTACACTAGAACGTAAATCAACAAGGTTTTATGCCTGCTTCAACTCCCATTCGGGCCATCGACCGCCTCCGCAAGGCCGCCAACCTGGAACCCACCAAAAAGAACGTGGAGCTATCCGATGGCAGCACGTTTGAGATGTGGGTCAGTCCACTAACGATGGCCGAGCGTGAACGCGCCCAAAAGCAGGCCAAGTCGGACGATGCTAACGCCTTCGCTCTCCAGCTGCTGATTACCAAGGCACTGGACGAAAACGGCACTAAGCTGTTCGCCCCTGGCGAGATCGACGTCCTGAAGAACGAAGTCAAGGACAAGGACCTCCAGACGCTGATGCTGGCGATCCTGACCGACGATTCCGAGCCTATGGACCCAAAGTCCTAGCCGCCGACCTCCGAAAGGATAACTGGCTGCTCCTCCAGTTCGGCATCGCCAAAGAACTCGGCTTTACCCTCCAACAAGTCCGCACCACGATGACCGCAGAGGAGGCCCTCGGTTGGAGCGCCTACTTCCAGATCCTCAACGAGGACCAACAAAAGGAAATCGACAAAGCCAAACGCCGCCGCTAACCCGACGGCTTTTTATCCCGTAGACTGCATTAACAGAGAGAACGCGACTTGTGGCTGCCAACTACTCAGCAACTATTCAGCTGATCGTTGAAGGTCAGCAAAGACTTGACAAGCTACAAAGTCAAGTAATAGCATTAAATAAACAAATAAAAGAATTAGCCCGCTTAGATATTGGGGGCATATTTGAAGATCCTTTAATGGGCGGTGCGACAGCCAAACTTCGTGCCGCGCGTAATGAGCAAGTAGCAGCCTTAAAGCAAACAGGTCAACAACAAGATTTAATTAATAGAAAACTTGAAAGTCAACTACTAAATCAAATACGTCTTAATAGTGCCATTGATCTGTACAAAAGACGTCTTAATGAAGTATCCAGAACAGCTGCACCAGAGCAGGCTCAATTTAAGGGCCGACTTCAAGAATTAGAACAAGCCTTTCAATTTTTCAAAGGTAAAAGTAGTGTTCGAGGCGTCCAAGCAGTAGCAACAGAACTGGGACGCATTGTTGAATACTCTAGAGAAGTCACACGCCTGGAACTCAGCAGAGTTAAAAGTAGCCAACAAATAAAAGATTATGTGGCACAAGTAGAAAAACTAAAACTTGCTGGTCTAAATACTGTAAAAGCAGAAGCAACGTTAGAAAAATTTGCTGTTAATGCCGGAACTAATAAGTATAAACTTGCTGAAAAATACAAAGTAGTGCTCGATAGCCGACTTAAGAGCCTTACAGAGGAATTACGTCTACAGAAGCAGCTTGAAACAATTGAAACTCAGCGTAATAGCCAAGCAGCAAAAACACGCAATCAACGCATACAAAATGTAGCTCTTGGCGCAGGTTTCCCGCTATTGTTTGGCGGCGGCCCCGGCGCTGTTTTAGGCGGCGCAGCCGGCGGTCTTGTACCAGGCCCCGGTGCGTTTGCAGCTCAAATTGGACTTAGTGCCCTCGGTCAGCAGGTAGATCTATTTGTTGCTGCAGCCGCCAAAACCGGCGTGGCGCTTACGTCTACCGGCAAAACATTGGAGTTTATGCGTGAAAAAGCACTGTTTTCAACCACTGCGGTTGAAGATCAGGCTATTGCACTCGGAGAACAGGGTCGTGTATCAGAACTAGCCAATTTACTTACACAAGATTTAGCTAAAAGCATTGGCGGTGAAGGCGTAAAGGCGCTACAAGAATTAGGGGATGAGACTAATCAACTAACAAAAGAGTGGAATACACTTACAGCGCAACTATTTGCTCTTGTTGCAGGTCCGCTTAAAGCCTTTATTGCAGCATTAAATACTGTACTCGGGGGCATCACAGCTGAAAATCAGCTAGCTACTCTGCGTCGAGAGGTCACACCCGCCCAAAAAGCCGTCTTGGCTCAAATAACCCGAGAAGAACGTGGCGGACAAGTCCGAAACGTAAGGGGAGGCGGACAGCAATTTATTCTCGGCCCAGAAACAACTGAAGTTAGACAAAACATTCTTGACCGTGCCGCCGCAAAAGGCATTGTCCCTAGCGCACCAGCTGGCCGTGTTACGTCCGAAGATAGAAGAACATTTACTCCGCCAAAACCAAAAGCGGACAAAGCAGCACAAGATGCCGCTCGTGAAGCAGCAAGAGTCGCTGAAATAGTACGTTCACGCCAGTTATCAACGGTAGAGCTGCAGAGGCAGGCAGTATTTAGTGAAAACATAGCTAAAGCGGAGATGGCTAAAGATCCCATCCTTGTTCGTCAACTGCAAGGCCAACAAGAACTAATGCGGCTTGGTATTAGCGTCGCCGATGCGCTGGAAAAAGAAAAGAACAGCACAGCGCAACTGGCCATTGCACGTGAATTCCAAGCGAAAAAAGCACTGGCAGTACTCGAAATTGAACTTGATATAGAAAAAATAAAACAACAACAAACGGAGCAATACGATACTATCATTGCTGACCTTGACCTAGAGCTAAAGCTAAAAACAGCTACCACCGAGCAAGAACGCGAGCGGTTGCGGCTTGAGGCTGAACGCGCCAAGCTGAAAGGTAAAGGATTTACGGATGAGCAGATTGGCATTATTACAGGACTGCAAGCTCAAGTAGCAGCACCACTCACTGACGCACAAAAAATTGAGCAGCACATCGGCAAGCTAAAAGATGAAGTTGCCGACCTCACTAACATCGGCAACATCGCTATCACCGTTGCCGATGGCATTGGCACGGCATTTAGTCAAGCATTCCAGGGCTTGATCTCTGGCAGCATGACCGCCAAAGAAGCGTTGGGTAGCTTCTTTAAGTCAGTTGCGGATATGTTCCTTGAGATGGCCACGCAAATCATTGCCAAGCAGATGACGATGATAATCCTGCAAACTATCCTTAAGGCGCTTGGTGCAGTTAGTAGTGCATCTAGCGTCGGCGCTGGCGCATTTAACTTTGGGGGCGCACCTGGCGTCACGTTTAATCCAGGTGCATTTTCAATGCCGGCGCTAGCAGCCAACGGCGCAACCTTCGCCAACGGCATTGCCAAGTTCGCCAGTGGTGGCATCGTCAGCTCGCCCACGCTGTTCAAGTTTGCCGATGGTGGTACCACCCGCACCGGCCTTATGGGCGAAGCTGGACCCGAGGCGATCATGCCACTTAAGCGCGGCAGCGATGGCAGCCTTGGGGTGCAAGCCAATGGCCTACGCGAAGCTATGAATCTGGACCGCGCAGCCGGCGGCGGCACCCCCGTGCTCAACATGAGCTTCCAGTCCACTAATATCGGTGGCGTCGAGTACGTCAGCCGCGATCAACTGGAAGCGGCAATGGCACAAACCCGCCGCGATGCCTCCCGCGATGGCGCCAAGCGTGGCATGACCATGACCCTCGACCGTATCCAGAACAGCAGCTCCACCCGCCGTAGGATTGGGGTGTAATGGCTGACTTCCCTGCACTGAAGCCAACGGCCCGTAGCTTCCAGCTCGGCCAGTATCCGATCAAAACGTATCGGGCGATGTCTGGCGCGGTAGTGCGCCGCAGCTTTGGCAACAAGCCGTTTGGCTACACATTGGAGCTGGAGTTTGCCAATGTTCCAGAAGCCACCGTAAATGACATCTGCGATCACTACAACGGTCAAGGTGGCGGCACCTTGGGCTTCATAGTGCCAACAGAAGTGTTTGCTGGTTACACCAGCACGCTCCAAGGCAAGGTACGCATTGCTGCCGGCATCGAGTGGCTTTACGCCGAGCCGCCAAATGTCAAAAGTGAGCTGCGTGATCGCAGCAGCGTCACCGTCAGGCTGGTGGGTGAAATCAAATGAGCGAGATTCGCATCGCGCAGTATTTCGATATTAGGCCTGCCAGCGGTGGGCAGAGTCGGTTTCAAAACTACTTCGTTGGTCAAACGAAGAGTCTCGGTGGTGTTCAATATGACTTTGCACCATTTCGCGCCGATGGCAGTGTTGCCAATCTCAACGGTGACAATGCTGTTGTCCGTGTGCTGTTCCCGGCCACGGAGTTCAGCATCAAGCTGGTGGAGAAGGGTGACGGCAACCGGCTAAGCGAGTTGACACTAACGACGCAATGGCTTAACGCCGCCGAGGCCATGGTTCGCTCCTACGTCGAGTATTACGTCGGCATCGGTGCCAGTTTCAGCGAAACCACGGTTGAACTACGGTTCCGCACCGCCATGGATTCTGTCGGCGCACAGTTCCCAGCACGCATCTTAACCCGTAGTCTTGTGGGA